TCCCTCCTGTTCATTTCTTATATATATAATGTAACTTTTTCGTTTCTGATTGTCAAGAAATATTTTCTCTATTTTTTGTGATTTATATATTGACATTCTCTAATTTTAGTGATAATATATAACCATCAACAGAGAACAAAAAACTTAAAACCGAAAAGGAGAAAAATCAATGATAACAGGAAAAATTTTAGGCAAAACAGTTGTATATGATCTCCCATCAGAAATTAAAACCGCCGAGCAGTTCAACTCGCTTATTTACGGGTACAACGAAAACCCGGCGCACCGGGACGAACTGCAAGGGCAACCACTTTTACTAGGACTTAACGGTCCGATGTTCAACGGGTACGGTGTTCTGAAGTCTACCGGCGAACAGGCAGCAATCATTCGGTATGAAAAACCATCTAAATATTAAATTTTTCCGGCGGCGGTAAAGCCGTAGCCCCAACGCAACCGTCGGACTTCAAAAAAAGAAAAAGAGAGGTAAGAAAGCTATGACGCAGAAAGAATTAAAAGAAATGTACATGAATATTATTAAAACAGAGGTCTGGGAAGATGAGCGCATGCAAAATTTTGCAAAGAAAAAATGTGCTTATGTGGTTCAATTTTCAAATGGAGATATTACAGATATTGAAAAACCATCTATTGAAAAGGACTTTTGTTTTGGTGCTGGTTCTTATGGTACTTGCACCGACGAAGAAATGGAAGCCGCTGAAAGCATGGTAGCATTAGCCAAAAAAAGTGAGCAATATTTTAAAGGCCAAAATCTAAAAAAGATTGATTCTAATATAGAGGATCTCGAAAAATGTTTGAACGGTTATGAATACGAGTGTTATACATACACTCATTATACAGGGCAGCCAGACGACAGCAAATTAAAGGCTTTTACAGTGGTGAAAACTGGATATAATCCAGAATTTACCCCGATGCGTTGGATTAATTGCAAGGATATAAAAAAGCTGGGCGCGGACGATATCCAGAAAATTATTGACGGTTTTAAAGAAGTCAGAAAAGCATTTGAAAAACGAATTGACACTTATTTAAAAAGGTATGGAACAACAAAAGTAAATGCTTGGTCGTATATCCGTGATTAACAGACCGGCAAGCGTACCGGGGAGCATTTCCCCGGCGGTCTTTTAACAAAAATTAAGGAGGATAAGAAAACATGATTAAAATCGATATGTGGTACAACGACAAAAAAGAGCAGGTGACCGGGCTTGATATCTGGTTCAATGATTTGGGTTGTTTTTATTCTGGAAATCTTCGCATTTTCGGAAAAATCGTAGGTGACTACTACGCCGACAGTGTACAAGAAATTTGCGAAGCGTTCCCACATCTGGAAAAGAAAATAAATGCTTGTTTAAATTAGGCGTAATGGTTTCCACTGGGTTCGATTCCCGGCAACGCCTTTAATAACCCGGCTCCCATGGGTACAGGGAAGAAAGAAAAGACATGAAAAAGAAAAATAGTTATGTCGCCGTACAGGTGACAGAGAATGAAAAAAACTATGCTTATGCCGTCAAAGTTTCCGAAAGTGATGACTTGCTTTCAAAGTTGGCAATAAAAGGCATCACAGCGGCGAACCTTTGTAGATTCAGAAAAGAAGCTGAGGAAGTTGTTACGATCTGGAACGAAAATTATAAGCTTAATGGTTCTTACATGTTCGGAGAGGTATTCTGCTGATGAGCGAAAAAATAATAGAAATCAGAAAAGCCACGCAAAAGCAAACCATCACCGCTATAAAAAGCGGCGATTTTTCAGAAGTCAAACAGATAGAGGGCATAGTGTGCCGGGAAGCGGCAAACGTTTTTCATGCAGTTGCTTCTGGTACTGTTCCGCTGATCTGGTATGATCTGCCGCCGGTTCGCTGTCGGTCTGGGGTGCTGTCCGTCATGCGGTACGCTTTGCATAAATCTACTAAAAAACAGGGATATTTACAACTTTCCTGCATGGAGCTAAAAAACGGGCAGATTACCCCGGTTTTTGATCGGCAATATAATATTACTGACGGCGGTTTTTCTGAGTTTTTCCGGGGCTTGCCCCAAGTCGCATATATAAATTATTTAGAGCGGTGAAAATGCTGCTCTTTTTCTGCTACCTTGTATCCGCTTCGGGCGGTGTTGGTTCATGACCAGTACAGGGGTATTACTATAGTGTCTATTATTCGCTTTTTAACGGCTTATGTTTGGCTTATGGTATATTTTATCGTTTACGGCCTTAAAATCGTTTCTAGGCTGTTTTATACAATCAATTAAAAGGATTGACGACAGATTGCAACGGGCGTATCATGGTTATATATGTAAATGTGGATAATTGCCCGACTTGGATTCTGTCCAGTTCGTGTATCTATTAGACAGTTTGTTATTCTTGTGAGCTTGTATTTGACGTTTCACAGCCGTTTATATGCTTACATGTGAATTTTATCGACTGTAAATGTAAAATTGATTTTAGGCACGTTTACGGGCTTTATAATGGCATCGGGTTATTGTATTGTATCCCGGTTTACTGCTTTATAATGTTTTAACGTTGTATTTTAACTTTTAAGCCGTTTTATATCGCCACTCGATAAAGTATAGGCTTAAGCCGTTCGAATTGATTTTAGACGTAATTATGTAATTAATTACAATGTTTCTAGTATGATCGTGTGCATCGGATGGCGGCATATTTTGCCGCGGGTATATTCCTTGATGCATCATCACTTTACTATGAAGCCTGACGAGTGCTAATTTTCACAGACATTCAAAAAGACCCGAAGCATGGATTTTGAACGAAAAAAATCATTTTTCCATGGATACGGGTCGTTTTATAATTTTTATTTATTTGTAATTTTGTACAAATATTTTTATAACATCTATTTTGGGACTGTGGAAAATGTAAAATTATTTCAATTTATTTAGATGATCTACTTTACCAGTGCTTCTTTTCTTCTTTATTGCGGTTCCACTTTTCATCCTCTGTTCTCGTTCTTCCTGTTTTTTGGTCTTCGATTTCTTTCTCAATGAGTTTCCAGTACTATACCCCATATTTTCCCTCCTTATCCTTGATCTTCTGACTTCTGGTCTTGAAATTGATGATGTCCACGTCCGTATTGAGTTCAGGTGGTATTTTCCCTACAACGATAACTCGCAGTGGCTCTATGCGCCTTTCCATTTCTTTAAAGCCTATACAGAATTCTTCTCTGGATGCTCTGGATTTAATTCTTCCATTGGTGCAACATGCTACGGTGCTTCTTTTTGGCACACCATCAAAAGCCCATTCATAGCAATACTCTGGCGGTATGCTTACGTTCGGAATAACTTTAATTCCGTTCATGCTGAGATAATGAGACAATGCATGATTACGGTATTTCTGATAGATATTCATTGCAAATGGCATCCCATTCTCTCCCACTGCCATGGAAAAGTCAGGGCCGATTACGCTATGGAAACATTTTAAATGTTCCAGGTATCTGTCTGGATTATTCCAAATTTTTTCAAATTCGTAGTCGTGGATGTAGAAATTCACTGTAAGCTTGCGGTGATTCTTAATCTTCAAACTGAAACTATCCTTGAAATCAACCGTATCTTCTCCCGGATGTCCTGTGTATCTATCTAACATCGGTATCTGATATTTTCCGTCCAGTTCTGCTCCTATAATCATGTATTCTCTCATTACATCATATGCGGTATGACTATCTCCTAATACTTTCATGCTTCGTTCCTCAATCATTATTACTGCGGTTTCGCTCCTTGAAATTTACTCTTTAGTAATTAATCAAAAAGCAAAGAAATATGTGTATTTTACGGGCTCTTTGTGTCCCGGAAAGCTGCGTAAAGCTCTGTAAAATGTAGTGCTTCGTTCCGTGAATATGGGGTTAAATAAGTTCACCGAACAACGCATACTTTTTCCGCTAACAAATGACATTTCTGTCGTAATTCCATCTTTCAAATAAAATACCAGCTTTGCTTCTTTTTCTCCTATTGGATTAACAACTATTTTTTTCAAAAAACTGTCTACAACTGTCTTGGTTATGTCGTCCGGGCCGATTCCATCAAGCTGTTTTACGGAATGTGCAATTGCTCTGATTTGGTTTTCTATCGGAACAATATCATCCTGTATGGTTGACAGTTTTTCAATTTGCTTCTTGTATTCTTCAATTTGAGCTTCTAGTTTTTGGCTCTTTTCAATGAATACAGTATCACTAATAGCTCCGTCCAGATTGTATTCCAGCAGCTTATCACTTTTTCGTTCAGCGACATTTATTTGCTTTTCGAGTCTTTTAATTTCAGTTGATGCGTCTGCCTGGTTCATGGATGAATGATATATTTTAATGAACTTTTCGGCAATTTGTTCAATATCACCAGAAGATTCACGAATTAATTTCGCAATAACTTCTCGAAGTTCTCCGTCATCGATGTAAAAAGAATCACAGCTTGCAGCACCTTCTTTTATTTTCTTACTGCAAACCCATTTAACATCTTCTTTTCCTCGAAGTGTTCTTTGTTTAAGCCAATATGATGCGCCGTCATTTCCGCAAATAAGCATCCCTGTAAACACATTTTCACTCTTTTTGATAGATGTTCTACGGGTTTTTACAATCTCGCCACGTGCATCAATATATTCGTTTGCTTTTTTCCACACTTCTTCGTCAACGATTTGTGGAACATGGCTTCCGTCATCTTTAAACATCACCCATTCTGATTCTGGAAGAAACTCCTGCTTTTTGGTGAACATATCAACAATCTTAACTTTACCACCGGCATAATATCCTTTATACTTTGGGTTTCTTATAATGTGGCGAATAACATTCCTGTCGATTTTACCGCCTTTGTAATTGCGATAGCCCATGTTGTATAATTTTTTTTCTAATTGAGGCGTTGTCCATTCGCCGGATGCATAGTCTTCAAAAATCATTCTAACCATTTGAGCTTCAGATTCATTTATCGTGAGTTTTCCGTCTTTTTTGTCGTACCCGTAAATCCTAGAGTTCCCAAGGACAACCCCGTTTTTAATAGATTGCTTGTGTCCAAATTTAACACGGTTAGAAAGCTTTCGGACTTCATCCTGTGCGACGCCAGCCATGATTGTCAATCGAAGTTCACTGTCTTCATCAATGGTGTTGATGTTGTCATTCTGAAACCACACGCATACACCCCAAGAAAGCATTTGCCTAGTATACTGGATACTGTCAAGTGTATTTCTGGCAAAACGCGTGATCTCTTTTGTGATAAGCATATCAAATTTCCCGTTCTTTGCATCTTCAAGCATTTCTTTGAACTGCTCACGATGTTTGGTTTGTATGCCAGATATGCCATTATCAATATATCCTTTAGCAAACTTCCAGTTTCTATTGCTTTTAATGAATTCTTTATAATACTGGGTTTGGTGTTCAATGGATACCTGCTGATCTTCGGAATCTGTACTTACACGAGCGTAAAAAGCAACTCGTAAATTCAAATCATAAATAGAACGGGTTCTTAGCCTTTCTCTTGTATGGTATATGTTCATTTCGATTCTCCTTCAAAAAGGAGCGAAACCATTTATATTATACTCCATACAATGATTTCGCTCAATGCTTTTTAACATTTATTTATTTGCGTGATGATTTTTGTATATACTTCTCGACTTATTATACCTTCATCATATAATCTCTTATTTATAATCAGCATGACTATCTTATCGGTCACATGACATCCCTCCTAATTCACAAAATCAAAAATATTCATCTGTCCTTGTATTTCTTCTATTTCATCTTTTGTAAAAAATTTGCAGGCTGTCCAATTTGGATTCCAGTCAGCATCCAGTTCGTAATTTAAGCATTTGCATCTTTTAACGTTTTTAAACATCGCGCATTCAAAGCATTGATGTTCATAGTTCGTACCGCCCGAACGTTTGTACATTTCGCTGATTCTTCTCATAGGCTGATGTCCTTCCATAATTCCGGGCATCTGGCAAAGTCATGCTCGCATTCTGTATATATGATGCATTTGTGGCAATCATGCCTACCAATTTGCTTTGCGTATTGTCGTATTACTTTCCTACATATAAGTACAAGTTCTGGCGTGATATCTAACTTTTCGTCTTTGCCCTCCATACTTTTCTCCTTTTCTTTGTTGCTGCATATTCAAATTTGCCTTCTTTTACGCAATCTCTTGGGTCGCATCCTCGACTATGACCGACCATAAAAATATAATCGCACGGTTGCATTTTCCCTGATGTGCCGTTTGATTTCGGATAGAACTTGCAGTTTGTGCATTGACGATTAGTCAAATTCTGAATTTCTTGTGGTGTTAATTTTCTCCACGGTTTACGCTTGTTTTCCATTTTCACCGCCTTGAATCTTTTTGATAAGTTCCTGTTTCATTGCATCCGCTATGTGTTCCCTGACTGATTCTTCAGGAAAAGGGATTTCCAATGATCGCTCTAAAATTCTGTTCGTAATGCGGTCATCATATTTCAATCGGGAAATAGGATAATTACTGGTGAAAATTGTGGTTTTCTTGTCCACATACCGACCATTGATGATTCCGTAGAATTTTTCATTAATCCAATCTTTCCCAGATTCCGCACCAAAATCGTCAATAATCAAAATATCCGCATAAGTCAAATCACTAATCAGCTTATTCTCTGCGTTTTTTCCTCGTTCTCCCCATGTTGACTTTATCTCATCAAGAATTTTTAGGGATGTTGTGAATTTTACCGATTTCTGATGCTTTTCTATCATCTCATTTGCCATGCTACATACAAGTCTTGTCTTTCCAGAACCTTTAGTATTTGAATATATGTACAGCCCAATTCCCTGTTTCTGCATCTGTTGGATATTTTCGATCCAATATTTAACAGCTTTTGCCGCCTGTATGAATATTTCCTTACTTTCTGGAAGTTGATACACGCTGCTTTTCATATTTGAAAATCTGCATTCCTTGTACATATCCGGCATTTCAGCAAATTGCAGCTGGTTCTGCAAGATCATCTTCTTTCTGATTCCGCAATGGCATTCTTCACAATATGGAATGCCATTATCGTCCCTTGACCATATCCAACCAGAACCGCCACAATCAGGACAATCAGTCTGCAAATGGAGTGTCTGAGATTTCGCTTCCTCCGCATTGTTCAAATGGGATAAGCGGTTTGACATGTCTTTGAGCTGTTCTAGTGGTTCCATGCTGTCCCTCCTTGTTGTAGTTTCCTTCCAACGTCTTAAGAAAATTATTCGGTTTAACAAACCAGTCAAATGTTATCATCCATCCTCTGTTATTCTCTCCTCGAAGAAAATCACTGTCGCGGACGTTGTTGATTGCATTAAGGACTTCATCAATTCCGTATTCGCGGATTCGCCCTTTGAGTAACTGATATCTTTTTGATGATGGTTTGATATCACGTATCGGATTGATGCCAACTTCCTGTAATTTGTTCCATTCTTCGATGACGCGTCGGACATCAGTCTGACATATAGTATCTTTAGATACTATTAATTTATTATCTTTCTCTTTATCTTTATCTATATCTTCTTTCTTATTCTTACTCTGTTGCGTGACATCACGTGACGCGTCACGTGACATATCTTGCTCAATCATATTTCTCTGCCTTTCTCTCTGTTTTTGTTTTCTGATACGGTTCTGCTCCCTAATTTTATCCATACCTTCGATATTCTGATGCTCTTCCCAGCCTGGAATTGTAAGTAAATTTCCATCTCGTGTAATCATTCCGAATTTTTCAAGAACTGATAGTGCAAGCCGTACAACGCTTTCATCAAATCTTAATTCATCAGCAAGCATTTTTTCATTATACGGAATATTCTCGGTTAAAAAGATAAGCCCGTTCGCATTGCATCTGCCAGCCATTGTAAGAAGCATCACCCAGATCAGAACAATATTGTTTCCTTCCGGCAAGTTTCTGATGTGTCCAATTTTGCTGTTATTGAACATCTCTGTTTCAATTTTAATCCAACTTACTTTAGCCATTAGTATAATTTCCACCTCCATGCACTATCATTGTTAATGCAGCTGTTGCATGTTTTATCTATCATAATTCCTGCCTTTTTTTAGAATAAATAAACTAAAAGTGTCGCATAATGTATAATTTGGTCTGCCATGTAACTTATCTTGTTGTATCGTGCCTTTAAAGGGTCAATTACTATATGCATAGTCATTACAAAGGCAAGTTTCCATGAGTACCCGAACACTATGTAAAAAGGAACTGAATAAAGAAGGCAATGAACCAGTAAGTGATACCAGTTTTCTCCTTTAGTTTTTGCGATAAAATCGCTTTGAAGAACATAATCTCCGATCAAGTGGCATATTATCAGTTCATATATTATTTCTATCATTTTTCTTCACTCCAATCCAGTTTCTGTCCGCACCTATTACAATAAAAATCCGACTTATAAAGTCCCTCTCTATTACAAACTGGACAATCACCTTTTGTTGTATAATATCTGCCTGAAAAGTCAAGGATAGTCTTTATATTTTTAGGCTTCTTTGGAATCTGCTTATGTAATGCATTCATTGCTATTGCAACTGCTTTATCGAGATATGGAGTCGGTCTACCATCATAATGTATTCTAAAATGATCTGTTAATCTTTCAATAGCTTCTTTCTCATCCATAATATTCCTCCATCACTAATTCAAAATATTCTTCAACACTTGTTATTTTTATTGGCTAATCCTCCTAATGAAAATTCTCCTTAATGGAATCATAATCAATGAATACTTGCTTTCTTTTATCACATTTCTTGCATACTAGAAGAGTTTCTCCGTCTTTTATCCAATGCCACTCAATTTTATATACATGTGGTTTACAAAGACATTTAATCTTACAGCCATTCTTGCGCCATCTGTTGAATTTTCTGATTATTGCATGCAATAGTATGTAAACAGCAAGTCCAACTACGCACATTCCCACCGCCATAAAAATTTCTTTTATCGCTTCAATCATTCTTCTTCATCTCCTCTCACAATTAGTCCTCCACAATATGGACAAAATGTATAATCCAGTCGGTTAAGTGGTTTTCCGCAGCTACACCATGCTTTTACGGGCCATGATTTATAGTAGTCTGGCATGGTATCAAGTTTATCCTTGCCAAGTACTTCCATTTTTACAATTTTCCCGTGCTTTGAATATTCTATTCGTGCATCTTCTTTCCCGTCAGAATATCCATGACTGTATGCACTGTTCAGCTGATATTCAATGGATTTGACAGCGTTATCTAAATACTTATAAGCCATTCTGCATCTCCTCCAACTTCTTCTCAGCTTCTTCACGGGTGAGAAAATATCCCTCATCAAGTTCTCCTGAAAATGTGCATAATGTAAAGCCACTTGCGTTTTCAAAATCAATCTCAATTCTGTTAAAATTGTAAATTCTAAAACTATTCACAATTAGTAATTCTACAATTTCATTGTCAATACAATACAGCGTATCTCCAACCTTACACGGCAATCTCACAAGCAAGCCCTGTTCTTCTAAGTCTTTATAAGACTTTAATTCTTCCAACCATTTAGCAACTTGTCCGTATTTATCTGCACAATCATTACTACTGATAAAACTGTTAGGAATAACAATAGTATTCTTTTCTTTATTTTTTCTGTTCTTTCTCGCTACTTCTTTGATGTATTTAATAGCATTGTCAAGTGTTAATCTCTCCATCTACTTCACCTCTTTCAACTTCTCAACTGCCAGCTTTGATGCATCTACAAACATCTGCAATCCGCTCAATAAACTCTCTTACTGTCATTTCTTTTGTCTCGAGGAGTTCTGATGCCTCATAGAAAGCAAAGTCTGATCTGACACTTGCCGCATAAGTTATATCATATTCATAAAATTTTAAAATGTCTGGAAAATATTGTGTTTGTAATGGCTCACAATGGCTTTTTTTATACCAATGGAAACCCTGCTTCTCAGCTTCTTTGAGAAGCATTTCATTTTCTTCTTTTGTCCTAACAAGAACACATGTATTTGTTAAGTTAATCATCTACTTCACCTCTTCCATCTGACTTTCTACAGTATCTGCAAGTAACTTCAAGGACTCAATAAATGAGTCCGTCAATGCTGTTCTGTCTGGGTATTTAGCGAATGCTCTGACAAGATTTACTGCATCCTTGATTTTCTCTTCAGCTTCGACGATTTCAGATGCTTCATACAATGTCTTTTCTTTATTTCTGTAAGCAACGTTTTTGTCATCGTAAAAATTCAATACATTTGGAAATGGAATTTTGATAGGGATTAAATTGTTTTCTCTCACCCATGTGAATCCCTGAAACTTTGCCATTTTCAGAACACTCAAATATTCTTCCTGCGTTTTTACAAATACGCTTTTTCCTGTTAAATTAATCATCTGCTTCTCCTCTCCTTTTTTCAATCCATTTCCACCAGAGAATCACATATACTGTTCTTTTAAAAAATAATCCGTAACGCTCTTTATGGATTGAATCAAAATTCTCTCGTCCAATCTCCATTGCTCTTTTCCGCGCCTGATCTAATGTTTTACACGGCTCTTGACACAAAAACCACATGATTATTTCACCTCTCCTGTGATCTCATCAATACATTTATTCCAGCCAATCTTATAGCTCGGCGGTTTACCTCCTGCTTTGAAATACTCGCCGTTATAAAGCCCAGTTACTTTCATCTTCTCTGGCAATGGCTTCAATAGACACCAAGCCGGTCTTGATTTACTTTCGTAATCATAATGCTCTTCTGTTATAAGTCTCATGTCACTATCTAAGCACTCAGCTAGTTCACAGCATCCCTCATATTCAGAATCGCCGCAGTATTCAGTTCCAAATGGGCAGTCATAACAGTTTTTCGGTGTATTCATCACTAATGCTGATTTATTCATCTTATTCCTCCTGTAATAATTCTGGGTTGTCAAACACGTTTCCGGCAGATTCAACCTTTCTACACCAATATCCAAGTTCTTTTCGGTAAAATGTATCTTCTGGAAAATCAACATAAAATCCAAAATTATAGTTTCCGTAATCAAAACTCGAACAATACATTCCAAATTTTACCGGGGCATATTCTCCGTTATGATTAACGATGTCATTCTCCCAAATCTTATTTCCATTCTTGTCGCAAAGTCCTGTGAACTGGCAGAGTGTTTCTGGGTCAATCTCGCCAAAAGCAATTCCTGTAATATCCCACTCATCGCAAGCAGTTCCATTGTATTTCTCAATAATCAAAACACCTATGAAATATTTTTTCTCTTCTCCGCCAAATCCATTGTCAAAAAGATATCCCTTGACCCATTTTCCATTATCAACCCTCTTTGCCTTGAAAAGAATCTCTCTCATTCAACTCCACCCTCCTTCACGATTTTGATTGCAAATTCAAGCCCATCAGCTTTACCTTTGAAATACTCTGATATATATTTTCTCTTTGATTCAGTAGCTCTTGTCTTTTTCGTTTCCAACCGCTCAATAACCTTGTCCACATCAAAAACCGTAAACTGCCTGTTGACACAATCAATAAACTCTTTTTGGTCGGAACTAATACTATTTCCAATTTCCCAGATTTTAATATATTCAATTAAATCGTCTGCATCAATTAATCTACCCATTTAATTCCTCCACTTTTCACGATTTCAACTGCTTCATTCAGGCATTCGGCTGTATACCAATCGTCACCTGATTCTGAACATTTATCTTCGATTAATATTTCCAACTGTTGAACAACTTCATCCACATCAAATGCTGTCGGCTGTTCATCAATTTCTTCAACAACACTTTTCAAAACGTCAGCCAATTCAATCGTTTCTGTTTCATCAGGCTTTAATGGCTTCAACCATTTTGTTATATTTCTTTTCAATAAATCAGCATCAATCAGTCTGCTCATATTCTATTCTCCTAACTGTTTTAAAATTTCTTTTGCAATTTTATTACTTTCCTGCATGGAAACTCCCCATCCATTATATTTTCTGTGGCATTCATCACAGTTCCATTCACCATTATCACTTTCTTTAATTTCGCTATTGAATCTGCAATTATCGCAATACATATGATCGAGAGTGCCGTAAATGATGCTTGCAATATCGTCTTGTTTGCTATTAGCATCGTCTACGTGTTTCTGCTTAGTTAAATATTCAAACGCTCTCAGCTCATTTTTCCCGACCCATTTAATCCATGCACCGCAATCCCCGCAATACAATCCCGTATTATTCCCAACTTTCTTGACAAAAAGGTTTTTACTATTGCACTTTGGACATTTATATTCTTTCATTTATTTTTCCTCCCATACTCCCAACAGCCGCATCCTCTCATACAGTACAGCGACGGTCTTGCGCCTGTATCCGTAAAAGTCCTTCGGATTCATCGGGATATATCTTTCTTTGCTGATTTTCCTGTAACTTTTCCGGTGCAAGATATTCTCGATAACCATATCCGCTATCACCGTGTTCTTCGGGCAAGCTGACAAAGCGGCACTGGAAAGCAGGCATCCGTACTCTGCCGGGAAGTCTTTCAGCATCGTATTCAGTTTTTCAATGTCCTCTGCTGGAATACCGTAGTCTTTCAGCTTTTTATTCCTTGTCAGCATACCGTTCTCCTTTCTAATCGTCTGGGTGGTGTTTATCGTACATGATCGCTGCACATGCAAGACCAACCACTCCGACTATGATTCCAAGTGCAAGTCCTAATAAGAATGTAATCATGGCTCATCCTCCTCAACATAATCTTCGCAATCTTCTGCATATTCGTAGCTATCCATCATATCACACCGGTTATCGCAACCATCTTGCTTCTCACAGCAGATGCAACATTCTGTTTCGCCGTCTGGGCACTCTAATTTGCAATATCCCATTTAGTCCTCCTTATATGGTTCTGGAAGTGGCATCCATGCAATAATACTATCCTCCGCATAATATTGTGCTTCTTCCAAGCTATACCAGCCATGTCCAATTGGATATCCTAGTACAGTTCTCTTACAAGAGCCATATCCTACCATACAAACTTTTATTCCATACTTAAACGTCACCAGATACCTTCCGTCTTCTTCCGGCAATCTCTCGCTGACTGGAATCCATCCGTTTGCTTTCTCACCATCTATATTTTCGATGAAATCCATGAGCTTAAGCCCGAACTCATATGCAGTTCCCTCGAAAGGTCTTCCGTAAGGATTTATTGTCTTTTTTATGTAATCGTATATTTTGCGTTTATCGCTCATACTTCCACCTCCTCGTAAGTTTTTCTGAATATATCTGGCTTACACGGATAAAATTCACCGTGTACACCGCGGATGATATAATCACCAATATTTGCCAGATGTTCGCCCTCTAGTGTCTTAATAACCAATCCGCCCGGGACCTTCCAATGGTCAATATAGAAATTCTTAACTTCTGCCGACATGTACTGGTCTGTACACTGATAGTCCGTCAGAAAATCGAACATTTCTCGATGATTTGTACCAGTCCACTGTACTGCGTCAATTACAACTGGTTTCTTTCTGTACTTCATTCTTCCACCTCGCTATCTTCTGCCTCTTCATAATGCAAATTCAGCTCATGTCCATCAATATTTCCGTTCAACTTGTTCTGACAATGACACAATAACAGATCAAGTTCTTTCTTGTCCGTGATACCTTTCATGCGAACATAAGACAGTACTCTATCAACACTTTTGATTCTGTATTTTACGATAAGCTCTCTATATGTTTTCCTGATAGTCTCAATCTCAGATTCATGTCTTCTTATCTCGGCAAGTTTGCCTTTACAGAAGTCATAATCTTTCTCAAGTTCCTGTTTACGGGCTTTTGCGACTTCTTCCGCGGTATATCCTTTTATTTCTGTCATACTTCCACGCTCCCATCTACTGGCATCTGATAATCAATATGTCCATTTACATAGGCTTCCTGAATCATATCCAGTACTTTCATGGCTTTTTCTCTGGTGGAATAATGACCAATTGGGCACACGCAATCCGTTATATTAAACCCTTGTGCACATTCCCAGAATCGCAGCTCTCGTGTATTGTTAAGACTGATCAATCGGCTTTTATCCTGACTTCTGATTAACATTTTGCGTCCTCCTTATCTTTCTCACAGAATCCTCTGTGTTCATGCACTGAATACTCGATTCCACAACTCCGTTTCATGTATGTGAGTTTTTCTCCTGTCAATTCGCATTTGTGTTTTCTTGTATTCAGATACTCACAGGTTCCGTCACAGTAGCTCATTTTCATCCTCACTTTCCCCATGTAAACAACTGACACGCTATCAATTTAAATTTACGTTCATTTTTCTTGCTATAGATTCTATAACTGTCACTGTTACGCCATTTCCCGCCTGTTTGTATAACTGGCTGTCAGAATTTACAAACTGTGCTTTTTCAAAATAATCATCAGACCACCCTTGCAGTCTAAAACATTCACGCGGTGTTAGCTTCCGGATTGCTATGTAGCATTGATATTTTTCGTACCAGACTGCATATACAATTAACTCATCGGAAACTTTCACAAATATGCCTTGATTACAGCTTGTATCTAGCGTATTGACAACTTCTTTTCCATGTTCTGTGCGAACGTTACGCAATACTCCGAGCGGATCAATTGCGACCCCGTGTCTATCCTGAGATGTTAATGTGAACATTGGCTCGCCATCATCTTTAAACCGCCTACCATTCTGACGTTTCTCTGCCCGATCTGGCGTGAGAACTGGAATCGCGATCTTCGGATTGTTGTTGTGTCCTGCCGAATGGCATTTTGCAATACTATCAGCCGAAAGAATCTTACCATCCTGAGATGAGTTTATTTCACCGATAATTTTAATTGCTGTTTTAATTCCCTCTCCTTTGTTTGTTGTTAAAGTAGGACTTAAGCCAGTCGAATCATACACATTTCCGTTCATTCCTTTTCCTGACGGATTCACATTGCATACTACTCCGACACTTCTAGACTCTTTATAATCTCTACTTGTTAGTGTTGGACAAATATTTTCATATATGAGTGCTTTTCCATCTTGACCAATATAACTTGTATCAAATAATATGGATACTTTGGGCTCTGTGTTTCCTCCCGGCTTCGTACTGATTGTTGGTGCTAATCCATCGTCACTATAAACTCTATCTCGCTGTGAATTTCTACCATTAAGACAACCAAAAAGATTTAACGAAACACTATTTTTTCCGTCTGTTCCTTCGATAGGAAATACTTTTGAGGTACTTCTCCCTCTAAGATGTCCGATAATAAAACATCTTTCCCGGTTCTGTGGCACTCCGAAATCTTTGGAGTTGAGCACCTGCCATTCTGCATCATACCCCCACTGCTCCATTTCAATGAGCAGTCTGGCAAAATCCCATCCTCCATTAACACTAAGCAGATTTTTAACGTTCTCAATGAAAAGGTAAGTGGGTTTATCTTCTTCTTTGAGTTGTCCGACAAGGTACATAACTCTGAAAAACAGGCTTGAACGGTTTCCTTGAAATCCGGCTTGTTTTCCTGCGACTGAGATATCTTGGCATGGAAATCCGAAACACCAACAGTCTGCTTTGGGAATGTCTCCGGCATACACTCTTCGAATGTCATTTGCATACCATTCTCCATTTCTGTATTCCTCCTTTAATATTTCCTTCTGTCTTTTCTTGATAGGAATATCTTCCAATGCCTTTCGCTGCTCTTCTGTCAGTAAGTGCATTGAGATGTAACTCGCAGTAGCAAATTTATCAAATTCGCAAAAACCAACGCATTCATGCCCCGCCAATTCCATTCCCCTGCGAAATCCTCCGATTCCTGCGAAAAAATCTATAAATTTCATTTTAAACTCCCATCTTCTTAACCAGATTCTTATTCAATCCCTCTTAACATCAAGCTTAATTTGCTGTAACAAGGACAAATTC